GGGATTCATTTGACTTTTTTAGGGTATTATGTAATGATAGCAGTTATGGAAAGACAAGACGAAAGAATAAAAACCCTCGACCACATGGTCGATGAAAGGTTTGCGGAGATTTTCTTTGTCGCAAAGGAGGAGTATGAGATAGACAGCAATTCCGACAAAGAGAAAGAGCTATATAATCTACTAGACAAGCACAAAAGAGAGTTAAGAGAATTTGGCGCGGGTCTTTTTCGTGGAAAACAATACTAACTGGTAAACATTAAATTTATGCAAGAGAATAGTATCAACGTCAATCCAGACGCAGGGGGCTGGAGGGAACAAAAAAGCAGTCATGGTGAGCTTTCAGAAGATGAACTGAATCATCTAATACGGCATAGTAGAGAAACCATAGAGTACGAACATAGTGGAGCGGAAAATCTGGTTGTTACGTCTAGTGTTTCTGAAGGTAGAGAGCCTATCTATATTGTCTATAAAGACCTAAAGACAAGCCTAGATAAAGTTAAAGTATATGATAATCTTAATGATGCGGTAAACTATGCGAAACAATACTAATAACGATGACTACTCTTACGCTTATTACAGGCATCCTATTGATTGCCCCGAATGTGGTAGGCCAACTCACGAATTATTTAATGTAATAGTCGAGGGGGAACCCCCCGTGCTAATGTGTCAAGAGTGTCAGGATAGAGAAGTCCAAGAATTAGAAGTATATGATGAAGAATAAAAAGCTAAAATTCAAGGTTCCCGTTTCATGGGAAATGTCATCTATGGTTGAGGTCGAAGCTAAAGACCTCGCTGAAGCAGTAGAGGTTGCTAAAGCAGACTTTGCTAAATTTGGAGGAGAGTTTCTTCCCAAAGGAGAGTTTGTTAAAAACTCATACTATGTCGAGTATGAAGCAATCGACGTACATCAGTCACAAGAGACTTTAGATAAAATGGATTGGCAGGAAGCCCATTTTAACACTGAAGGATATGGAATAGGTGGTCATATTAATAGTAAAGGCGAGGTGATTGATGATGCCTATAACATAGACGTTTCTCACCATTTTGATGACCCTTGCACTACCGATGTGAAAGAGATTGAGCGTCATCTCGGATTGGAAATTGGGTCTGACGGTACTGTATCGGAGGTAAAATGAGCAGAGATGTAACTGGCAATGGTAATTTACAGGGACGCTATAAACAGGCGTATGCCCCTAAACTTTCTGAAGGTAATCCAGAAAAGAAAAAGAAAGAAGATTGGTTCGATGAACTATGCAAGAAGCATGGTGCAGAGAACTTGTGGAAAAAGAATAAAAACTAATTATGAATATAACAAATCCACCTACGGTGAATATAAATGGAGTGCCAACTGAAGAATGGGCTAATGCTATTGCTACACGCTTGCAGGATGAACTCCCTTTTGGGGAAGATAATGTTATCGTTGCGGCGGCAGTAGAACAATTCTTAACAGACTACCCGCACTATACGGAGCAGTTTGTGGGAACAAAGATTATAGAAAAAGAGTATTTCGAGAAATTGTAAAAAGAATTTGATTTTTAACCAACAATAGATTAAAGTAGAATTATGAGTAAACAAGAAGAAAACTGGTTGATGGTTGCGATGTTGGGCTTTACATGGGAAGATTCCCAGAAGGTCGAATCGCAAGAGGATAGAGACTTCTTGGTTGATAAGGCCAAGAAGATGAAAGAGTGGATGCTTGAGAACAAGCCGCCCGATCAGCCCATGCCGCCCATGATGGACATTTAATCCAGAAAGGAGCAGTTAGGCTAATGCCATTCAAATCTAAACCCTATATCAAGGTTGGTAGGGGTGCATGGGAGACTTATATCCCTAAACCCCCTCAACACGCCACACACGCTCGTCTAACGTGCTTTAATCAAACTTATGATGATGGACGGCCAAAGACGGCAACCCTTCCCATACAGGATTTTGGGTGCTTTAAGGGTGTGTCTGGAGACTTCTCATTTATCCGTATGGATAACAAACGTAAGGTGCATGAGGAGTATGAAGGGACTTGGTATTGGGACGGGATTAAAGTTCCAGAAGTGGAATTGATGAGAAAGGATGAGCATTGACTAAAGAAGAACAAGTGCAACTGGTTGAATCCATATTGGATCGAGCGCAATGTGACGATTTGCGACATAGGCTAGAAGCGCATGAAAGGGGAGATTTAGGGCAAAGCGTTGGAGAAAGCTGGATGGTTCATCATTTGAAACTCCTGCTGGACTCAATGAAGGGGGATTGATTTATCCCACTATCCCCCACTTTGCCCCATTCTCCTCCTATTTAGCATACAAAAGCATATAATTATGAACCTATTAACATATAACGAACACTGTAACGAAAGACACATAAATGATATTCTTCATAGCACTAATAATAGGCTTAATATATTTTTCATATAGAGCTATTTTCATAGAAACCCGCTCTAGTTTAGAGAATAACATCAAAAAACAGGATAATTGGTTCCTCTGGGGGTTAGCAATATACCTATCCACAGTAATATAAGACATACATTATCATCTAATTAATTAGTTTTTTTAGATGGGATTGGTGCTGCGCGACTTTTATATTTCTGTCAATAAATTTTTATATTTTTTAGCAGCAAACAAAATTGGGCATAAGGTGTATATAATTATGTGGCAAGACCAAGAAAAAAAATTAAAGTTATTGAAAAAAAATTAGGTAGAGAAAAAGCCTATGGTTTAGCTTATTCTGGAGAGATGACAATAGAAGTAGAAGAAAGACAAGAGAGTAAAGATTATTTAGATACATTAATACATGAAATGTTGCACTGTTTTGCACCTACATGGAGTGAAAAAAGGGTACATGATACTGCTAATGAAATGACAAGAGTAATATGGAATAAAAATTATAGAAGAATTGAAAAGTAAATTCATCTCCAGGATTTTTTGAGCTTAAATATAGTATCCAGCATTTTTATGCCTAAATAACCAGCCTCCAGCATTTTCAGCCTTAAATAACCGCAAGGGCATGGGGCTTTATTTCAATTAAATAAAAAAATATAAAAATTTACTTGTTTTAGTTATGGAAAGATGAGAAAATTATAGTGTAATCAATATGCAACAATATCCAGGATAAATAAGCCCTAAATAAGGGCGGCTAGAATGAATATTTTTTAGTTTTTTTAGCAAATAGAAATTTATTTTAGTTTATTTAGATTAAAAATAAATTATTTAGATTGGATTAAAATAAAGGAAAATATATGCCATCTGAATTAGCAAAGCTGTATGAGAAAGCATGGAATCAAACTGTAAATGGTTATTCTGAATGGAAAAGAAACATTATCATTGAGGAACCCTTCGGTAGACACGCTGATGATGCAACAAAAGAAGCTATACTATTAGCTGAAAGGTGGTACGATGAGATGCACGCTGTACCCTCTGGAAGTGATCCTAATATACCATTCTAAAAATATAAAAAAATATAAGTTAATTTGCCCCCAGTTTTAGGGGGCTTTTTTTTTAGTTTTTTTAGTTGACTCGGTTTGGGTGATTTGATAGAATTAGAAGATGGCAGCGAGAAAGAAAACAGGTAGAAAAAAAGGCTCATATTCATTTGTAATGGTACTTGGGTCTGAACTGAAGCAACAAATTGGTGATAATGACATGGTTGTTCTATCAAGTAAGTATGCCGCAAGTGCGGGGATAGAAGGACAACCAGTTAAGACAGTGGCAGGGAGCAATATGTTCTTTCCGACTGAAGCAATGCCGATTAATGTTGCACCAAAACAGGTAAAAGAGGATAATGATGATACTGCCTCTTTACAAATTGATATTCAAGATTGGTAAAAGAAATGGAAAAAATTAAAACCTACTTCCCGAACATAATCGGACAGGATAGCGTCAAACGTGCGCTCTCCTTTTATATTGACGGTCACAAGGCGAACAGTATCGTTCCCCATCTGATGTTTACCGCACCTCGCGGATGTGGCAAGACCACGATGGCAGAAGCGTTCGCTCGCAACTTGGCAAATGGTGATGGCACTCCCAAACGCCTAATCACACTGAACTGCGCGGGGTTGAAGAACCTTAATCAGTTTTTTAATTCATTTGTATTACCTCACATCCACCAAAAGGATTGCACCGTTCTCTTTGATGAGGCATCAGAGATTCCCCGTGATGTTGGAATGGCATTGCTTACTATTCTAAATCCTAACCCTCGTAATCGAAACGAATTTAGCTATGAGGATTTCAACTTTGAGTTTGATTTCTCTCGTCAGTCGTTTATGTTCGCTACGACAGAGGGACAGAGCATCTTTCATGCGCTCATGGATAGAATGGAGCGTATCGACCTAGAGGAATATGAGATTAATCATCTCGGTGAAATTATGATGCTGGGTCTTGAGGATTATGCGGTTGATGATGAGGCGTTGTATGAAGTGGCAAAGACCCTTCGTGGTAATGCTCGCGCTGCACAAAAAATGGCTGTTAAGGTCAAGCAGTATCTCGACCAGAACAGCAAGAAGAAGTTTACTATGGAAGCGTGGAAAGAGTTGCGCGACACATTGGGTATCATTCCCTTCGGGCTGTCCAATGGAGAGATTAACTTGCTTCGCATTCTAAAGAAGAAGAAAGCTACTCGCCTTACTGAACTGGTTGCTATCACGGGCTTGAGCAGACGTAGTATTCAAGCAGACTACGAACTGTTTCCGACCAAGCTGGGGCTTATCTCAATTAAACCAGAGGGACGCACACTCACTCAAAAGGGTCAAAAATATCTGAAAGAACTTGACTCGGAGTAGGGTATTAGTGTATTATTTAGAAAGTAGGACGACAAGCATTGGTCGCACAGGCAGAGAGAGCCAGCCGCGTAATTCCATGTAGGTATTGTTGCCCTGCTTTTTTTTTGGGTGTAAATAAGTGTCATGGAAAATAAGAAAGTCATCAAGCCTTCGAACGACTACGAGAAGCTAGTGGGTAAGTTCAAAATAGGATGTGCCTATAAGATGAATACGGGAGTCTTAAATAAGATAGAATGGCATTGTGTGGGGGAGAACCAGGAGGGAGAGGAGGTAAATATTATTATTCATTTGGTTTTGGGCATAATAAAGATTGATTATGGCGAGACGGAATATGATTTAATATTAAATAAGAAAACACATCTTGTTGGTTCTGTTTACATGAATAAGAAACTTGAAACTCCAGCACTAAATATAATGGATATATTAGACTTTTTAAAATGGGAATATAAATTAGGTTATGTTTAAATTTTTTGAAATGGCATACATTATTTCATTGGCCTTAATATACATGGGCCTTGTGGTTACACTTGGTATGGTAATTGGGATGCTTCAAATATTTGGCTTAAATAAAAACTAGTTGAAATATTGAAGATATCAGTGTAAAATATAAATAAGGATTGAGAACAATATCGACCAAAATAAGACTAACTTCAAAGAGGTTATCTGTTAAATAAAGAGGGCTTGAATAAAGTCAGCGAATAAAATATGGGTCGAATTAGATTACCCGATGTTGTCGCTCACTAATTAAGATTTTTGATTGTCAAAATATTTTGCCGCTCACGAATGATCGACAAAGATTTTTGCTGCTCACAATATGTCTTTATTGATCGTCTAATTACCCTAATTGATTGGCTTTAATTAGCTTAATTGTTTTTCATCATAGCCTTGTTTTTGTGGGCTGACTGTTCAAATTATTTCTTGTTTACCCTAGTTTTCTCCGATGTGAAATTCATTGATTTTAAGAAACTTCATTTGAGCCTTGTTTTTCAACACTTTATGCTTGACTCCCCCGCCGACATCCCTCGAAGTGTCAACACTAAAAGAACTAAAAAAACTTTCATGTGCACCAGGTTTTTTCTTGTTTAGAAAAGGGTAGTATGAGATACTAAGAACAGTTAAGAGATAACAACGAACTACTAAAAACGATATGCCAAAAATCATAAAAGAAACCAACGACCCTCACTACACCGTAATCCAACGCCCGATGGAGGCAACCCTACCAAGCGGCGACCGCATCTTAATTCCAGATCAATTTGTAAACATCAATGAGAAGACGGGCAAACCGATTGGAACGTGCAGCAAGCGTTACAAGCTCTACAATAATGACGACGTGATCAACGTTGCCGAAGACGCTTTCAAAGCGTTGGGTTTAAAGTGGAGCAAGCGTAAGTTTTACGTTTACGATGGTGGTCGTCAGTTTAGAGGTGTTTACGACTTCAACGACCATACCAACGAGGTACGGCGCGAAGACCGCACGAAGGGAATGCAGATGGGTATGCGCCTATCGATTCAAAACTCTTTTGACGGTGTTTTGCGTTTGAACTGGTTGCTGGGTATCTTACGCCTTGCTTGTTTGAACGGTATGGTCACAACTTCAGAAGAAGAAGGGATGACTAAAAAGCATTGCGGTTCTGACTTGAGCCTTGAGTTTGTAACAGCGGGTCTCAAGAACATTATCGCGAGGTTTGACAATGCAGTAGAGCATATTCAACCGCTTTACGGTCACGACCTGACGCAAGCTCAGGGTCAGTTTATTCTCAACCATCTCCAAGATGAGAAGGTTATTTCAAAGCGTATCCGCGAGGGTATTGTCAGCTTGTGGAATGCGCCTTCCCGTTCAGAGGATGAGGATCGCAACCTTTTCAACCTTTACAATGCTGGAACCGAGTATTTGACTCACCAATATCGTGGTCACGCTCGCAGTCTTGAATTGAATGGTCGTTGGTATCAAACGTTGCGCGGTGCAGCTACCACTCCGTCACGACTCGCCGAACTGGTCGAGCCTATAGAAGACGAAGCGGTAACAGTCGCCGAGTAGTTCAGTAAATCGGAGTAAAAGATATTCGCCACTGGTGACCGTGTATTATGGGCCAAGCGGTTTATCCTCCAAACCATAACCCCCGCGAAAGCGGGGGATTTTTTTTGCATTAATTTAAACTATTGACTTGCAACACTTTAGGGATGTGTGCAGCCGATTTCATGCCAAAGTGCATCCTAAAAAAACTAAAAAAAAGCTTGTGTTGAATTGGGAAACCTGTCATAATTAGAACAGATGAAAAACGACAACCTACTCAGATTTGGCAATCCTAATTCCAAACTAAAAAAACTAATTAAAAAGCTTGGCCTTACTCTAAAGACATTCACACTCCCAGCGGGACACACTTGTCCAGGGGCTAAAGATTGCTTGTCGCGTGCTAATCGTGAAACGGGAAAGATTAAAGATGGGCCTGACACAGAGTTTCGTTGCTTTGCCGCTAGTGCAGAGGCAACCTATCCGTCATTGCGTAACATGGTGTGGCACAATTTTGAACTATTACGCGCCGCGCTTATTCAAGATGAAAAAGCAGGATTTGAAAACAGTCCACACACAGCCGATTTGATTCACAAGAGTTTGCCGAAAAAGTTTGACATCATGCGTGTCCATGTCGGTGGTGACTATTTTACAAAAGAGTATTTACAAGCGTGGATTGAAGTCGCAAGGCGCAACCCTGATAAGATTTTTTATTCTTATTCCAAATCTTTACATTTGTTTAGACAGTTTGCTCTACCCGAAAACCTTGTGTTGACCGCTTCCCGTGGTGGTAAGTATGACGAACTAATTGATTTACACGGATGGAAAGAGGCTCTTGTTGTTTACAGTGAGGCAGAGGCAGAGGAAAAAGGTTTAGAGATAGACCACGACGACACACACGCAGCATTTGGAAAGGAAAACTTTGCGTTGCTCATTCATGGTACACAGCCCAAGGGCAGCACGGCGAGCGCGGCACTGTCAGCTATCAACAAACAAAAAAGGCTTGCCGCCGTTTAGGTATTTCTCTATACTATAAGAAAGGTGGTGATGTCCTATTGAGCTATACGTATTTTTTTTAATTGGAATAATGTTCGCATTACTCTATAAACCTAACAGATAAAACCTATTTAACTATGAAGGCTACAATAAACATACAAATGGATAACGATGCATTCGTGCAGCATCCAAGTGCAGAACTAGCACGGATTTTAAAAGTTCTTGCGGATAACATTGAAGGGCAAGTTGCTGGTGTGTCTTGCGATAGGGTGGGTGACATGATAGGGTGTCGAGACATCAATGGCAATAGTGTTGGCAGACTTGAGGTTGTCGAGAGCTAAACTATTGTATTGCAACACTTTACGCAAGTGGGCAGCCGATTTCATGCCAAGTACTTTTTTTAAAAAAAAGCTTGTGTCGCTTTTGGTAATCCCTTATTATATATAAACGATGACGAACACAAACAAAATCAAAAACGGTTCGCTTTATTTCAACAGCCAACGGCAACGAGTCGAGCGAGTATTAGGGACAGTCAACACTCGTCGAGTGTGGACTAAACACCACAAAGAAAACACACGGGACGTACAAACAAAAGATTTGCGTCTAGCGAGTAACGAGGAATGTACTTCCTATTTGGGGGACAACAAACGGATGCAATTTACACTCCCACAAGTGGGTGTAGTGGGCGCGAGTTAGTTTCCTTGACACAGCCCGTGGCGGGGTTTTGGTTGTTTTACCCTCCACGGGCACTTTTTTAAAAAAAAGACTTGAACAGCACAAGGTAATGCTGTAATATATAAACAGTTCTTTGAGACAATTTAGTTCTCTGAAAACACTACGCTTGAGCGGAATGAGATGGTGCTGGGTTACAGGCCATGAGCGAGACAGCGTGACAAAGTAGGGGAACAACAAATTAGAGCGGTGTTAGCGTCGCACAGATGCATATAACAGTCTAGCAATTCTATTCGTGAAACACGAAGGATTTCACCCGCTCTTTTTAAACAATTTTGTCCGACGACGGTTGGACAAAGGGTATGGCTGAATATCCCTCCATCATAAGGGGAAAGGCATAGGGCTACGTGAGAGAGTGCAATCGTATGACTTGCGTAGTGTTAGTAGATCGGTAAACTTGAACTGTATTGTGCACTGGTCTTGTAGGTAATGCAGCAATCCTACTACCCATTAATTTTGTAACAGTCAGAAAAAGAATGTCGGTAGGTGACTGCTCCGATGACGTGTCTGTGACGGCGGCAACAAAGTTGTTTGTAACGTGCAGAGGTGAATTGACACCCCATTGACTTGACGTATGACGCTCACCACTTGATTGTTACATTTATTTCGTGGTGCTGGATTACAGGCCACGGATGCTAGGTGCTGAGTACAACGCCTCCATAGCCCTTCGGGGACAGGGATGGTAAGACATCTTACAGTTTATCCGTAGTGGCGTAACGGACACTTTTTTTAATTGACATAAACTTGGTTACGAGTTACTATTAAAAAAGATGAAAACAACATATACATTCAAAGACTTCATTATTGAATTAGACGAACGACTTGATTCAGAAATCGGGTGTACCACCAGCGACTTACCAGACTATCCTTACCGTGAAGATTGGGAGACTTGTCGAGATGATTTAGCTTTTGTCGCACCAGAGGATGGAGAGAGACGCGAGCAAGTATTTAACAATCATGTTAATTATACTGTTGAAGATGTGATGTCTGAAAACGCCGCAGATATATACCCCTATTCGATGCCATACTAAAATGAGTATACTATTTTTAATCTCTTATTTCGGAATAACATTTCTTTTACCCTTCCTCCTTCTTTTAGTTGTGAGTGTGGAGTTAATTGAATCAATATCAAATTATCAAATTAAACAAAATGAAAAACGGAATTAGTATTAGCTTCGGCCTATTGTGTGTTATTTATATGCTTTGCTTGACGCAAGTATTTGCTGACGAGGTGTTGACGAGAGATGAGCGTATCGTTGCGCTTACTATATTAGGAGAGGCTCGTGGTGAAGGAAAACGTGGAATGTATGCCGTGGGGTGTGTAATTCAAAAACGTGCGTCAGAGCGTAACCTCACGCCAGCAAAGGTGTGTCATCAACCTTATCAGTTCAGCATTTGGAATGCTGGGAAGGGTAAGATTAAAAAAGAGAGTGAGCTATATTATCTGTGGAAGTCGAAGTCTATGATGTATGCTAGAGAACTAGCAAGGGCAATTTGTAAGGGTAAGCCTTTAGATCAAAAATTTACTGGTCACGCAAATCACTATTGTAGAAAAGAAATCAATAACTATTGGACAAGAAAAGGGAAGGTTACAAAAATAATCGGCAATCATAAATTCTTTAAGCTGTAAAATGTCCTCGGCGATATTTCACTTAAAATAAGCCTCGGCGATATTTACCCTTTAATAAGTGCTTGACCTGCAACGCTTTAGGCGATATCGGCTGCCCGCCTGGGTCATGTTGACCCTAGGTTATTCACACGTTGTTAACGGGGTGTGCCAGGTTGTCTCTTGACTTTTTGGTAAAAATGGGTTATACTGTACTTATGTTAATCGAAAAAGAATCACCTCTCAGCGGCAACAAAAACATCATGGACATAGACGTAACCCTCGCGCAAATTGAAGCGTGGAAGGGCGGCGAGCTTATCCAAAACGCCATGCCGAACCTCTCGGCAGATGAACGCGAGTTCATCAAGACGGGCATCACTCCCGAAGAATGGGAGAATACATTTGGTGATTGACACCATGCCGTGTATTTAGTAGAATTAGAAAAATGAAAATCAAAGTGACAGTCAAAGCGCGAGTGAACAAGCAGGGGCTTATGGGTAGTAAGTCACGCCCTCACCGTGTTAAAAAGGGCAAAGGATCTTTTCGTCGTCACTCTAAACACAAGGGCAAATGTGAATAACTTTTGCTCGGCTTATTAACTCAATACTGTATAATCGACACCAATGAAAACAAAACTAACATACCTCGCAGACCACGACCAACGCCTCGTTTATTTGAATGGAAAAAGGTCAGACATTAAAAACGATTGGCTTTTGCTATTCAATCACGGTGGAACAAACGATGAACTCGAATGGATTTTTGATGATCGTGCTTGTTTCTATACAAACGAGAAGAAGCTACTCTCTGGCTTAACTAGCATTTACTTTCACCGCCTTTTGAATGAGTCGGAAGAATCCGATTGCTTTAAGGGTGTAAAAGGGGGTGCAATGCCTTACGCTAAAGAGTTAGCGCAACAGACCATTAGCAAAATGGAAAAAGAAAGCAGCAAGCCCATTTACCTAGCCTTAAATCAACCCTATAAAAACCTTTCGGTGTTCGGTATGGGTACGATTGAAACCACCGACGAAAAAGGATTCTCGAAAGGAACTCTCTAATCATGAAAGGCTTTGTACAAGTTTATCGTAATCTGAATAAAAAGTTACACGATGGCGACCACGGCCCAGTGTATAGTGTGCGAGGTGATGATGGTTTAGTTAAGAAACACACCTGTCACCTTACGCTTTGGGATTGCACGTTTCGCGTGAGTGATAAGGGCAACGAGCGTGTGCGTGACGAGAAAAGAAAAAATGTTCACGCTTACATTCAAGGCAGAGAAGGATGGAATGAAGAACAGCAGCGTTGGCAGTACATTGGCCCAAGTTGCGATGCCATGACTGAAGCCATTGCTATTACATATGACCCTTATAAATATAAATCCTTTGTGCGTGTAGATACAGGCGAACCAATATATAAAGCGGATACAGTTATATTTGGTTGTGGTAAATTAGGCAGAGAGGTAAAAGCGTTAGGAGTCAACAATGAGTAAACCTTTTGCAATCATACAAAATGATAATACCCTTCAAACGTTTATTCGCGTGGGTGACCGATATATTGAAGCGGCACAAGAAGAATTTATTCCGCTCCGCGAGCTTGCTAAACAGATGAGGACAACACTCACGCCAGAGGCGTTTATGGACACGGTGGTTGAAGAATGGCGCAACATAGAGGACGAAGAATAACACTGTTTTTCTTGACTTTGGCACGAAGTCGGCTGCAGATTTGATGCCAAGTGCTACTGTGAATAACTTTCCTGGATTAGGGGTTGACTTTTTGGTAAAAATGGGTTACATTATACTATGTTGAAAATGAAACTGAACAAAAAAGAGCAAGAGTTTATTGCTGAGAACATCACCAACTTCGATGTGGTGACAGGTATAGAAGTCAATGACATTGAAGTCAGGATTCATGGCAAACACTTTGGTGGCGTTGGCAGCACCGCGATTTATCGCACTAATGACATGGCAAAGATTTGGAAGCATTCCACCGACAAAATTAAGAAGATTGAAAAAAATCTTCAAAAGCTTGCGCCAAAGCGTTTTCACCCACGTCGCAAGTATTGCGAAGCGAATCAAGAAAGTTAATCGGTGGGACTACGGATGTCCCACCCTCTATGGTATACTAGACGCATGAAGAATATGAAAAACAACAACATCACAGAAGCACAACTCCTCCTCAATAACGAGGTGAAGATTAACGTGGGTCAGTTCGCGGGCAAGACCGCCCTTGTTCGCAAGGTCATGGCCGATGGTCGTAGCCTTGAGGTTGAGATTGCTAACAGTAGCGGCAAGATTGCCTTTCTGGATGTCACTTTTGTCAGTGAGATTCAAGAGCGGACACAGTTCGCCAAGACCGAGCAAAGCCTCGGCCCAATCGCTAACAGCGTGGTTCAAGACCACATTTAGAGCTTGACCTCATTACGGTATTAATTTAAAATGAATAAAACAATGAAAGAAAACATAACATTTATTCCACCGCTCGACCTTGCGGAAGATGGTTGGTTGAACATTAACGGAGAGACTCTTCGCATAACAAACATTCATCATTTTGATGATTTCGGACATACTCTTGAGACGTTCACTCTTGAGGATGGGCAAGAGGTTTATTCTCTCGATGAGGGTGAATTCACTACCGAACTTTGGGAGGGTTAAGATTATGAGAATGAAAAGACAACTAATCTTTAAAAGCGGAAAGCCTCAAAACGTAGTGCCGACCACGCGCAAACAAAATTTTGCTGCGGCGAAGTCCTGCGAGACATATAACGAGGCCGTGAGTTTGTTTAGAGCGTTGCAACACGCTAACAACATGGGAACAGGTGAGCATGACTTTGATATATTAGAGACTCACTTCATTAATAAAAAGGGGTTAGTGAATTACATTAGAGAAGGGCTTTAAAATGATTGACTATTGGGGTGATCTTGTTAAGCGGGAAGAAAAAATGAAATTTGAAGATTTAAAATTTGAGGATGTCTCTGCAACACACGGAGAGAACGCAATTCAGGCATATGTGGAATTGCCGAACGGTTATGATGTTTCCGTGGTGAAGCATCGGTTTTCATACGGTGGCGAAAAAGGTTTATTTGAAATTGGTTGCTTCTTCAACAATCACATGGTTGACCCTTCTGATTGGGGCGATACCGTTAAGGGGTGGTTGAATGAAAGCGACGTTGAACATTGGTTGAACTATATTAAAAAACTATGAATGACTCCTATAGAGATTTGCACTTTTTCCTTTTCTGTTTAATCGGTGCGTTTATTATTATAATCGCAACGGGTATTTATATTGAAATTTTGCCCTACCTGTAGAGCATTGTTTTTCCACACTATGGCACGGCATGTGCTGCCCGCTTGGCATAAAGTGTTGATTATCAAGGGTTTAGCGTTGTGAATAACTTTACCAGGATAGTTCTTGCTTCTTTGACGATTTTCCGTCATAATGCTCCCATGAAATTAAAACTGACCGCAGCACCTAACGCAACCCGCCGCACTCGCAATCGCATCAGTGAGATCGGGCCGATCTTTGAAGATGTCACCCGTGAGTTTACGGGCAAGAATTCCGTTGCGGATCGCGTTTTATTGCGTGGTCAACGCGATTGGTTGGGATGGCTTCCCATCTCTGAAATTCGAGCCACCAGCCCAATGGGGTCATCAAAAATCATTTGGCCCGTGGATGAAGATGGTGACTATCGTAGCGCGGGATGGCACCCGTTGAATCTACACGCGTGGCGGCGTGAGTGTATCGATGGCAAGGCCCATCTTGACCCTTTGGACGCGTGTGGGCATGAGTCCAAACCATATCCAAAGCGGGTGTGAATAACTTTTTATCGACCTTTTAATTCAATTCAACTATACTACTCAAATGATGAATAACGACATGAGCAACCCCACCAACCACGACGCGCGTATCTCCTGCGAGGAGGCTTTCACCGAGGACATGGGCCCCGCGACTTGGGCCAATGAGCCTGAGCCACAACCCGAACCGCCCAAGGGCGGGCGGTGTGAGGATGCACCTTGCTGTGGGTGCTGCCCTTCTTCTAATGACTATGCCGCAGACGACGGCTATGGTTCTTACGCGGCTGACGCGTGGCACGACGCCCACGAGTATCCCGAGTGGTAAGGGGGGAAGTTGTTGATTTTCAACACTTTGGCACGATATCGGCTGCACATTTCATGCCAAGTGCTTTTTTTCAATTAGTTTAAGGGTGGGACTGCGGATGTCCCACCCCATATGCTATACTAGACGCATGAAAATTAAAAACAACAACGAAGCAATCAAACCAATATTTGATTTAGACGGCACTCTTATCGTAGAGGATAGAAGCAGCACCCGCCTATTTGATTTTCACAACTCCGCTGCTATTCTAAACCTAAAAGAATCTGATTTGACTCATCTCGGAGTGTTAGTCAGAGATTCAGGAAAGCAATTTGACATTCTCACAGCAAGAGGAAAAAGCAACGCAAGATTTGTTAGAGTTGCACTCACCAATTTAGGATTTAACGTCAGAGACATTATTTGCGTAGGAATCGATATTGACACTCCCGAAGACATGGACAAAGTTAGCGCGGATGACGTAGCAGAGAAAAAGCAAAGCTTTATTCGTAAGATCATGCGCAAACTCGTAGACAACGATCCAAGAAACGGTGCAGACCTTCCAGAAGGTTTATTTGAATTAGTAACACAAGACCAGACAGAATTTTAAACAAAAAAAAGAAAATGAGAAACATCATCGACCCAAACGTGAAAGGCAGCCAAGCCTTTGGAGTATATCAACACATCATCCTGCGTAATGGCTGGGAGTATTATTTGGAAAAGGCAGATAACGAAGGCGTTGCTTTTGGTTTTGTCATGGGCTTTGAAAACGAATGGGGAAGCGTTTATATGCCAGAGATTGAATCACACATTGCAAGCATAGCTCGTGGCAATGAGCTTAATTACATCATGGCCCCATTTGGTTACATTTGGGAGGACGAAAAAGAATTACACAAGAAAGCTTGTGAATAACTAGTTGCCAGGAAAGCCTTGTTTTTCAACACTTTGGCACGAAGTCGGCTGCCGATTGAGACTGATTCTCAATTAAATTGTGAATAACTTTTTCATTTTAGGGGTTGACTTTTTGGTAAAAATCAGGTATACTCTTTGTATTGAGAGTGAGAGATTAAAGATTATGAGAAACCTACCAGCACTACCAGAGACGACCTTCGAAGTTACATTTGACAACGACAGCACGGTATTCATTAGCGCACGAGACAAAGAACACGCTCGCCGCATTGTGGAAAACAACAAAGGATTTAGCCTGTGGCGTAGAAGAGACGACGAAGAGTGGCAAAAGCGCACCATAAAAAAGATTGAGATAAATTAACGGTAGGACTACAAATGTCCCACCCCCTGTGATATACTGAACGCATGAAAATTAAAAACGATATGAAAGCAAACAACCTAAAACTCGGAGCCATTTACATCAACGCAAACACTGGCCAACCTTGCCGCTTGGTCAACATCGTACCCTGTCAGGGTGTCTGGTTAGAGACTTATGACGGTGAGGGATACGGTGAACTGGTTAAATTTGAAGATTGCCACTATGCAGACCAAGACGAGGTTCAAGATCACCTAGAAGATCACCGCACATTCACCGCTAACGCTAAAGCACCATCTCACAAAGAGATGCCAGCGCAACGCGTTAAGAATTACGATACCTATTGGAACGTACAAGGCTACTACGAAGATAGTTATGGCAATGACATTCGATGCAGAGACTAACCCTATTCAATTCAACCCTTATTATAATTATGAAAAAACACAACATACAAAACGCAAGCCCATTCGCCACAAAGCAACTGGGTGACAAACTCAACAAGGTATTAGCAAAGCATGAAAGAAAGATTGATCGCGGCCTTTCTCGTTTGCTAGATGGTCTCATTGGCGCAATCATTGCCCTCGGCTTTGTAGTCGCTCATGGTATGCTCACCACACAGTGGACGTGGTAGCACCACACACACGCACACACACTAACCCTAACCAAGGACATATATGTTACACGTTGGATTCGAAACCATCATAGGCGTAGGCCTCATCCTGTTCTCTCTATACAAAACAGATAAGAAGAACATGACCACATTGCTTATTGGCTTTGCTGGTGTTGCGCTTACTATCCTAGGGCGTCATGCTTGTGGATGGTAGGCGTACACGCTAACCCCTGACGCTAACCCCTAAGGACACAAGCACTATGTAAACTCACAATCCACATAAAGCACTGTATATCAACACTTTGGCACGATATGTGCAGCCGATTTCATGCCAATGAGACCGAGTCTCAGTTATATTGTGAATAACTTTTTCTTGGCAAAAGACTAAAATTTTGATACTCTCTTAACAATGAAAACAACGAACGAAACAAAAGACAGTTGGCCAACCTCTCGTTTTATTGTGGAGATGGTCGCCATTTGGGGCTTGATGATTTGGATGATGATTTCACACCTTTAATTGTGCGGTGGGACAGCGGATGTCCCACCCAGTGTGTTATACTACTCGCATGAAAATTAAGAACGATATGAAAAACAAAAACCAAAACCCACGCTATCGCCTCGCCAAGCGCGGCGAAACCCAAACTCCTTATTATGGCGTCTGGACTCCTGACGAGTACACGGGCAACAGCGAGTTCCCCAAGTCCCACAAAGGACTTGAGGCAGCGATCCGATTGGCTGACGCTTTCGAGTCTTTCGTTGTGGCTCACAACGCCGATTGCACTACTGAAACGGTTTGGACTCATTCCGAACTCACAGCAGCCATTGAAAAAGACCGCTGCGACTATTACCGCAAGGGAACATATCACGGCGACTAACTCAACCCAACTCAACCTTTTTATATTATGAACAAACAAGAAACCGAACAATTCATTAATGAAGTGGTGAAGCCCATCACTTTCGTTGCCCTCACAGTCTTTGGCTTTGCAGTAGCCGTTGACTACTCAGCACAACTCATTGAAGCAATCGACTGGCTGACCCTTAACAACTAAAAAAATTATGACGAAACAACATTTCGAATTTGTCGCATCACTAATTAACGCCGCAAGCAATGGCACTCCACCCCAACACCTCGCTATCCTCGCCGCTGCGAAGTTCGCGAAGGATAACCCACGCTTCGACAAGCCTAGGTTTTACGATGCCTGTGGTCTTTTGCCTAATGGCACACCAAAGCCAGAGCGTGTCTTTGGTCGAGACAATCACTCACTAGTTAAGGTAACAGAGGAGGACCTTGCCGCACTGTAAGTGGGGTGGGACTCCCCCCCCTTTTTGAAATCTCAAACGAGTTAGCGTTTCATTTTTTGGGGGGAGGGGGTACTTTTCAGTCTCCCCGAGAACTTTTTGACTTCTCTAAAAAAATAAAAAAATAAAAAATTAGCCCCGCCGCTTAAGTTGTTAAACGACGAGGCTGTACATGAGTAGGAATCACTCACCCTGTACTTGGGTGGAGCTAACTTGTTCCGTCTGCAATTCCGTCAAATGATATAGAACATATCCATTAACGATGAAATTGAATGCCAAAAGGAGCATTACAATTCGTGCATATAGGGGTTTGCCCTGTGTGATTACATTATTACTATCTTTGTCTGTGTTCATGTCCGCTAATAATAGCAGGGTACCATATAGAGGTCAATAAAAAAGTCATAAAAAAAACACCAAAAAAAGCTATAATAATTAAAATGAATGCTTTCTTTTGTGTTACAGATGACAATTATGTAGACCTTGCTGAAGTGCTCGTTAAGTCCATAAGAGAAAATGGACATACAGAAGACATCATTGTAGGGCATGGAAAAGGTTTAAATAAAAAAAATCAACTAAAACTTAAAACTTTTGGTGCAAAAACAATTAATTTCCCAGTAGTTAACTGTCCATATTGTAGACCTAGTCAAAAAAGGTGGAATGGGAGCAATCTATTAAAACTTCATGCTTTCGGTCTTGAAAAATATGATAAAATACTTGTTATGGACGCAGACTGTATGCTTCTTGATAATGTTTCTGAGGTATTTGAAAGAGAAGAGCGCTACCTTTTCGCAAAAAGCGCTACACAAGAAACAGACGTCTTCTCAATTAACAGTGGTGTAATGATGATTACCCCAAACCGCGCACTATATACAGAACTTATTAAAATTGCCAGCTTACGTGGAACAAATAAGGCTACTTGGAGCTCCATGGATGAAACAATACTAAGAGCTAAATTTTCTGATCTTTCAATTTGTAAAGACTGGAGAAATGAACACAATATTCAAAAACACGCAGATGGGGTGGGTCTTATGGGAAGAGAATATAATGTTTATTATACCAAGGAAGAAGTACTTTCGAATTTACCTATAATTGAAAAAGAAAAAGTAAAGATTGTTCACTTCCTAAATTGGGGTTATTCGCTACATAAACCCAATAGACTATCGCGTGACATATTTAAATTATGGACATCTTCAAGTTTTCCAATCATTCTAGAGTACTATAAAAAATATTATCAACTTAAAGATAGCAACCCGTGACATAGTGTCCCAACTGTGACAGGTACATAACTGTGACACGGTGACACAATCGCCGCTAAAACCCCCTATTTTCTTTGATTTTTGGTTGGCACGCCTCCTGCTTTATACAAAGCATGATTGCATATACATTAAGAGATAGAAATAGAATTGGTAACTTGTTTAATGATTTCTTTGATTGGCCCTTAGACCATGTAGAAGATAATGATTGTTATGAATTTGAGGTTAATTTAGCTGGATTCAGCAAGGATAACATTAATGTCAACATTGAAGATGGATTACTCCATGTTAAAGCAGAGCAGGGCGAACGTAAGTTCTCCAGACACTGGTCTGTGCCAAATAAAATTGATCCTAATGCTACCATAGCTAAATACGAAGATGGACTACTTCACATTAAATTAAACAAAAAAGAAGAAGAGAAAGGAGTGAATGTTAGAGTGAACTAGTCCGTTTGCGAGTTGGCCCATGCCCAGTGATCTAAGTGGGACTCAAACCCATCGATTACGGGGCATAGGTCATCTTCGCAGCTAATGATTGCTTCTTTTGAGTTTGGGTACATATTTGTCCATGATTGATTACTGGTTTTATCTGAACAAAATTTTCCTTTTTCGTCATAGTTTCCCCTAAGTGCATGATGGAGAATGCCTGGGTACAAGATAAGAGTAGGGATGTTGATCATTTCTGCTAGATGACTTATACCTGTATCTGCTCCTATATAATACTTTGAAGTATACATTACTTCGAGCCATTCTTTTAGAGATCCCTCGAACATGGGTTCAGGCATGTTTATATCATAATGACTTGGGGATTTGCCGCTGAGCGTTCCCCAAGCCACTTTAAGATTGTGTGGGGCGTGTAGGGATTTATCTTTGCAGCAAGCTAATATTGATTGTTCATATTGAGTTGCATTGTTTGAATGACCTCTAAGGCAGTGTGTTATGTTGTTTGATCCTAGGTTTTCTTTTTTCCATGTTTTTTTAGCTTTTAGTAATGGGAGATCTTTATTGAGTAACAAGAACCATAATGCTTCCTGTTTCCAGCAGTGGCGATTGTGTTGAGTTACTTTTAAAACGTCACGCATACTATAACCATCAAGGTAAAGACTTGTGCGACTATCTTTTGTCCAATCATTTTCTATTATACATCTTAATTCAATAGGAGAGTCTATTATCTCAATAAGCTCTTCAAGAGTTTTCCAAAAATAGTTATGTCTATATCTCTCCCAGTAGAAGTTACTCCATCTCCACTTTTCTTCATTATTTTTCATTACAGAATCAAATGTATCTTTTAACTTGTCCCAAGATACTGGTGTGTTTTCTTTTTCTTCATTTTTAAATCTGTTTTGAACAAACGAATTTGCGTAAGTCCATTGTAATGGCATAAATTCGTTCTTTACAAATGTAATCTTATTGATTCTTGATTTTGAGCTTTTAGCGATGTAAACAAGATAATTTATTATCCAGATGATATCTCCTAGGTAGACTCGGTTTTGACGTGATTTGTGTGGATAATGGTCTATTCTGAGGTCTCCGTTAGAAGCCTGACTAATTACGTTATCATTTATGTCGTTTGGGAATATAAGATGGTCTTCGATATGATCTGGCATCATATCTTATGTATACACTGCTAATAAAGGATATTTTCTTCAATTATATGGAAAAAGCCATCTACATTTTTCTCGTGCCATGCTTTTGCATTTTTGCTTACCTTTTTTAGAATATCCATGTTATCTATTACCTCATGATATCTACGCCTTATAGCTTGAGAAATAAACTCATCACTATCTTTCTCCCAGTTACAGTCAACTGAAACATAATGATAATCTGGTATCAGTGGATCATAATAAACATTTATTAATCTAGGCATTAATACAGGAACCCCTAACCCAAAACACTCTAACTCTCTATGACAAAAATTCCCAGTTCCTGGCGTCGCTAAAGCAAGATATGACTCAGTTAACTCGGTCATAAATGTTTTCATATCGACTGTTTCCATCATAGGTCTCGGTATATCCAAGTTAGAATCATCTGGATGTACAGTCAGGCATGGAGTGATAATATCTTCTAGGAGGGGAATAAGATGTCTACGTTTTTTTCTACCATCTCTAGAATGAATATTTGTTCTGCAATGTAAAATCTTACTTTTAGGATTCCACCCCAATTCTTTTTTGTATTCTATATATTTGCCCCTGTGTTGCTCTAGATAGGTAAACGGTAAAACTTTAGGGTGCGGGGCCTCTCTGTATTGACATTGAAAAATGGCTATACAGTCTTTGTGATTTATTATTTGGTCTTTTATGGCTAGGAATGAATAATATCTATCGTGATGATTAATTATAAAAAATTTTGATCCAATGTCAACAATAATACATCTCTTGAGTCCGAAACTATTTGCGTCACCATTAACTAAAGGCCACTCATTCTTATGAAAAAGTTCTACTTCATACCCCCTGTCTTCAAAACTCTTTTTTAACTCGTCTACGAAAAATACATCCCAACAGGTATGTCCATTTAACCGAGTATAGTAGTAAATTTTAACGCTCATATATCTATACTATCTTCGCTATAATTTGGTGGATTATCAAAAATATTTATACCCCTTTTTAGATCGCCCTTGAGCCTGTCGAAAATAATCCTTTTTTTTCTCAATGTTTTATATTTGGTTGGATTTGTAATTGAGTTTGGGATTTTATAATGTTTATGTACTGGCTCATTTACTTCCTCGTGGGCTTGTGGGTTAATCTTTTTTATTGTCCTTAGATAGTGCCAAGTTATTACATCTCCGTAGCTTATAACCTTGTCGTAAAAAAATCTTCCATTTCTTGGTATGATGCTTTCATGTATTAATGTGCAGCATGAAGTAAACCCAAGTGTCCTTGCTCCGTACTTTGAATCCAATAAGCTAAATCCTTCTCCCTTTTCATACTCCCAAGCCCCAACGTTAAATGGAGTATTGTATTTTATGGCCGTTTCTATGAGTCGCGGCCTCTCTGGTAACATTTCATCATCTGCGTCAATCACTAGCAACCCTGGGTATTCCCCAGATCTTATGAGGGCCTCTTTAATGGCTCTATTTTTGGCTGTGCTGACGTTTATTGCCTTTGGGTATACATTATGTATCACCTCTTTAGATGAGCTTATTTTGGAGTATTTTTGTATGATTGACTCTGTGTGTTTTTGCTCTCCGTCCCCACAAAATATAATTACCCAATCCTTCCCCTTCATGGACGTTTCAATGCTATCTATCGCTCGCTCTATATAGTCTTCGGCGTTGTAATAGCTCATTAGTACTTGAAAACTTTTTCTTTGCCAAAGATCCATAAGTATATTATAGTCAACATAATGGACCTAAGCAAGATTTTATTAAACTCACTCAGCGAGGTGAAAGCTTTAGATACAGAAGAACCCATTCACCCGATTTATGAAATAGGTGGATTTTCTGGAACCAAAATAAGAAAACTTTTAAATAAAATATTATCACATGGCGAACTTAAATATGTCGAAGTCGGAGTATTGTTTGGCTCCACCTTTATACCTGCGATTTGTGGCAACAATCTTAAAAAAGCTTACGCTGTAGATAATTGGTCAGAGTTTGGTGTGCGTAGAGAATTTTTTATTCAAAACTGTAAAGATTATCTTGACCCCGCCCAAAAAATTGAACTCATAGAAAAGAACATTTTTAAAACCGCCTTAAAAGATTTTAATAACACCAAGTTCAATGTTTATTTTTAAGACGGTAATCATGAAACAGAAAGTCAATACAAAGCCCTAGATCATATGATTAATATTGGAGCCCTAGAGGATGAATTTATCTTTATCGTAGATGACTATGGGTGGGACGGGGTTAAAGAGGGAACCCAAAAAGCGATCAAAAACTTAAACCTAAAAATACTACACGAAGAAGAGCTTGGTGTTCCGATTTCAGATTCAGAAAATACTAGAAGAAAAAATTGGTGGGAGGGTCTATATGCTTCCGTATTAAAAAAATAAAGTGTAAATAAGTACATGCCTAGAAAAAAAGCTTCTCCCAAGGGAGAAAAAGATAAAAGCACCAATACTTCAAGTCGACCTAAGGTTTACCAAAGAGATAAATTAAACTATAAATTAAACGTAAGAGATTTAGAGTGGACAGATAAACAAAAGGAATTTATAGATACGGCCTTAGATAAAGATAATAGGATATTTTTTCTAAATGGACCAGCTGGAACATCAAAGTCTACATTAGCTGTATACTGTGCTCTTAAGCTCTTAGACCGCAAAAACATTTCTGATATTATATACATTAGGTCTGCTGTAGAAAGCTCAGATAGCAAACTTGGTTTTTTACCAGGAGACGCTGAACAAAAACTACACTTCTATAATATACCCTTTTTAGAAAAGCTTGATGAACTTCTTCCAACGCCAGAAATAGAAAAGCTGGAGAAGGATGAAAGGATATCAATGTATCCCGTTAACTACGCTCGAGGAATGAACTGGAATGCGAAATGCATAATTTTTGATGAGGCGCAAAACTCCACCATAAAGGAAATTATTACCGTGTTAACTAGGCTTGGTCATTTTAGCAGATGCTTCATCCTTGCAGATCCTATGCAAACAGATTTATACTCTGGAAAAACTGGCGGATACAAAACCTTAAGACAACTTTTTTCTGATGAAGAAAGTAAAGCATTTGGGATAAATACTTTTTCGTTCAACGAGGACGACGTCATGCGTTCAGAAATTGTTAAATTTATGCTCAAAAAATTAAGACAATTACATGACGATTGACACTGGAATGCCTCAGGATATTCACTTAGCGGGCTATCCGTATACTGCTACGTAATCATCCATCTTTTATTTTCCTTTTTTGTTGCGCAAGAAACTTCTTAGTTATTTTAAAGGCTGAGCTACACAACTTACATTCCATTATTTCTTTACATTTGTATTTTATCTTTTCGCACCCCTTTGTTTTGTTAAATATGGTTTTCTCACAATTACAATGGGTGTTCATATCTTTCGTGATGTATAAATTAGAGCGCTTGCTCGGTGGACAATACGGACAGGTATATATATGCATAGTAACACTCCTTTAGTTGGGGGTTTATTAAAAAGTTATGAAAGACTAGCTAAAATAAAATTAAGTGAAATTGGTTTGAAAATATCACTACCCATCTTGTCATACATTTCTTGGGGAGTGAAACCTTCTGCTGTAGCCCATGACCATTTTTTTACGTTTAGCTCAAAAGCTTTGAACGTATGTTTTTGGTTATCGTCTTCAACAGCGAAAAGAGCAACTACTTTACCAGCGCTCTGATTTGTGAGTATAGCTAAATTATCCTGAAGTGCATCTTGCCATAAGATGGGGAGGTCCAGGTTGTTTGCTTCTGCTTCTATCTCTTTTACTTTGTTTTTTAGTACGCCAAGCATTTTTTGCTATATATGATTACACTAAAAACGGCCTTGGGAGGTATAATAAAGTGTAATTGTTGCTATGAGATACCTACGAAAAATAAAAGAAAAGTTTGTAGAAACTAGTAACAAAACATTAAATTTTCTATTAAAAAATAAGAATGCCGTATATTCTACATGTATAACCGTGCTTTTATGCGGACTATGGTCTATTTCTGTACATATAAAAACTAAAGCAGCTGTTCTTGGGGCTAATCAAAAAACATTGATAGTAATTAACGAGTCAGAAAAAATAATAAAAACACAGCAAACTCTTCTTAAGGAGCAGGATGATACAATGGTTGAAGTGTTTGATATTCTTACGAAACAGAGTAATGTTATCAATAAATTAGAAGATGAATTAAATAGCGCTAGGCAGCAACTTTGGAGATTAGATATTTATTATAAGGCTCTCATTGAATATATGAAAAAGATAGGAGAATGGCCACCGAAAGAGCCGCCCCCAATTAGACCAGACAATATCACATAATGCCTAAATACAGTTTTGACAAACCAATTGTTATACTTCCACACTACGGTGAATTTGGTTTTTTTATATTTAGATATATAAGGTTAGTTCACGAAATACAAGCGCCCCAAAAAATAGTTTGTTGTGAGCCCAGCCAAAAACTATTCTTTCCGTCAGCTTCTGATTTTTTTTATGATTGGGAGAATCCCCTTTCGGACGACAATAGACGAGGGTGGAGCGACAATCACCACGAAGACTCCATAAAAGACAAATCAAAATTAATATCTATATTTTCTGAAAAATATCCCAATCATGAAATCGTAGATTTATCCAAATACGACGGGACCATACCTAAATCAGTACCTAAAATAAAACCAAATAAATTAAGGGGTCTAAAATGTGATGTAGTGATCGGTCCAAGAAAAAGGGGTAGAAGGGGCAGTAAAAATTGGAATCACTGGAATAAACTGGGGGAAATGTTAGAGTCTTCAGGGATATCTTACGCAATACTGGGAAAACAAGAAAGTTCTTATAAGGTACCTGGAGCTAAGTATTACTCTTGGACATATCCCGACGAAGATTCAGAAGTAGAACTAATACAGTCTTCGAAATTCTATATAGGAAATAATACTGGGACCGCGCATCTTGCAGCCCTTTTACAAAAACCAATGATTGTTATCAAACATCCAAAAATGGGAGATGACCCATTTACGAAAATGATGCAAGATACAAACTCACAAAAGGTTATAAAATTAAATGAACCTTGGCCAGCGCTTTGGTATCATGACCCGATATATGTTCACAAAGCTATTGTTAATGAATTTTCGTTTGAAAAAGAATGGATTAAAGAAACTTGGGCTAAAAGTCAAGAAGATCAAAAAGTACAACTAGATCGTTTAGCTATTATTGAAACCGAACTAAAAGAATTCCACAAAAGCATCAACGAACATGAAAATCAAAACGATTGATTTAAAAGACCACAGGGATTCAAGCGATGGCTGGTATGAAATAAATTTATATCCAGAAAGATCCTTTGAGAGAACTGTGGATGTTATACTGTACGGAAGTGAATCTTATGGAAATTTTCATTATCATTATCTTTTCCAATATTACAATGCTCGCAATATAAAAGTTAGGGTACATGCGGCTTATAATCTGTTCCCAATTGCGTCTTTGCTCGGTCATACTATTATCTTGCAAAAACCATTACTCGCAGACTCTTGGCTGAAACAGTGTCTGTCGAGAAAGTCAACTTATGAATTTGATAGAAAATATTCTTGGGAGAAGTATGGCGTAACACATTGGGAAGATGGAGGCTCCAATGAAGGTGGGTTAAAAAATATGAGATGGCTTAACGATGTGGACATCTGGACAAAAGGTTCGAAATATTATGTTGCAAAAACCGTTGGAATTTATGGACACTTTGAGTTACTTACTCTCTTTAATTCAATTAAAGATAAAACCATGTTTATTGACAAAAGAGCACTTGATATATTTAGTGAAGAGGGCTCCCATTTTCCTCAAAATCTTTTGTGGATCGAATACTCAGGTAGGCGGGGGCCAATGGCTAATATAATGGAACTAATAAAAAGCTACTCTAACACCCCGATATTTTTGTCAAGTAAAAGTAGGTTTGGCGGTAATGGCTTTCTTGAAAAAGTGGTTTACGAGAATGAAGGACATAAATATTTTCTCACATATCAAATGTTATGCTCCATATACAATAATGTTAAGTTCGCAGCGGTAGGTGGCTCAGCTAGTCTTTTTTCAATAGCCCCTTTTATTAATTGTGCAATTATGCTTGATAGTGGGCATAACGTTTCTCACCAAACGGGATTTTTTAAATCACTCTTCAATAAGGCTATTTTTAATGAGGATACTTATTGTTTTCCCTGCGAGCTTAAGATGGATTCCGCCAAGCACTCTTACGACGCCCTAAGCAAGAACAGGACAGAATTTATAAAAACAGTAATGAGGGGTCTGACAAGCGAAAGAGGAAATGCTAATTTAAGCTCGCTAATTATACAATGAACATTAAAACTATAGATTTAGAAAAATACAAGCAAAAAGACGGCTGGTATGAGATAGACCTCTTTCCCCAAAAAAGTTTTGAAAAAGAAATTGACGTTTTGTTATACGATAATGAATCTTGTGGCAACGTTGGATACTATTATATTTTTGATTATTGTAATAAAAATAATATAAAAGTCAAAATATATACTACATATAATCTATTTCCAATAGCATCTCTAATAGGCCACACCGTAATACTCCAGCCCTTTCAATCTGGTGAAGATTTTTTAAACAACTTATACTACAATAGTAAGATTACCCGATATCGATTTGATAAAGGGTACGCTTGGGAAAAGTACAAGATAAAAAAATGGACTAACCTTTGCGACTTGAAAGACGCGTGTAGCTGTTTTGGTGGACACGGACCTTTACATGAACTTTATAAAAACGCTATAGATAAAGCAATGTTAATAGATGCAAGGGGTCTTGAAATCTTCTTGGAAAACAAAAACGCTTTCCCTTCAAACGGCATGTGGGTAGAATACTCTAGACAACTAAGGCAACAAAGTAGACTAATGGATTGGGTTGTTAAACATTGTGATGTACCAGTATATGTAGCAAGTAAAAATAAAATGTGGAAACGGGGATTCCAAGAGGAGATAATCTTAAATTACGAAGGATCAAAATATTTATTAACCTATCAAATGTTATGCTCCCTTTATAACAATATTAAATATTCAGCAATTGGAGGGGCAGCAAGCCTGTTTTCTATTTCCCCTTTTATAAATTGCGTATTAATGAGTGATTTGGGGTCGACCGTTTCTCACTCTTCTGGATATTTCAAATCTTTATTTAATAAAAATATTTTTAACGAAAACACTTATAATTTTCCTGTGTGTTACGGGAGAGGAATAAGGGCAAACTCAGAAAGGATAGAGAGTTCTTATGGTATGCTAGATAGCAATAGACTTCAGTTTATAAAAACAGTTATTGAAAGTGTTAGCAATAAAGAATCAAATCTAAATTTTACAATAGAGTCAGATTTAATTTAAATCTTTATACTTTTCCATTTGCTCTATAAGCTCTGTGATTTTATGAATCTCTTGAGCGAGGTGATTTGCCTGAATGGAGGCTTCAGACACTTTTTCTTCAGAATGCTTGCACAACGGTAATGTGACGCTTCCTATTTCTTTGGCTGCTGATTTTATTGCTGCCAAGGTCATAACAGAGTTTTTCCTCATATATAATACTACACCCGTATAAAAATGTGTAGTTTTTTTTCATTTTTTTGTTATAATATAAAGATGAAGCTAAAGATTTACTGTACCAAATGTGGGCATGCTAATATGTATGCGTCTGAAAAGCCTAATTTTTGTCAAAAATGTGGTACAGCATTTGCACACGCCAATATAGAATCTCCGCAGTTACCACAAACTCAACAAAATGAAGAAAGCTCCATGCCTTTTACTTCCGAAGGTATGACGGGTCTAGATGTAGAAATAGATTCTCAGCACGGTGAAGCCCCCACCTTAGAGGATTTAATAAATTCGCCAGAAAGAAAATGGAGCAATAAAGATTTAGGGATAAAAGGAAAAAGGGGAAGACCAAAAAAGTTTAACAAGGATGAGGTACAACAACAGTTCCAAAAAGAAGCTGGATCTATAAGGAAAAAGCCCGAGAAGTGAGCAGAAAAAAAAGCTCTAAAAAGACCACATCAAAAGAGTTAAAGTTCGAAGACTGTCTTGACATGATAAATGTCGAAATCGCAAAAAGACGCTCTAAATGGCAGTTAGATTCTATTAGTTGGATGGACTATGATGATGTCGCTCAAATTCTTAGATTTCATATCTATAAGAAGTGGCACCTTTTTGACCAAACAAAAAACCCAAAACCTTGGGTTAGAACAATCATAACCAATCAAATAAAAAATCTAATTAGAAATAATTACAGTAACTTCGTTAAACCTTGTAATAGGTGTGAAGCGGTATCTGGAGAAAAAGGATGTACTATATATGGCGAACAAAGCTCTTCATGTCCGTTATACAAAAATTGGGAAAAGAACAAAAAGAGTGGACTGCAAACTAAATTTGCTTTATCTTTAGAAAATCAGACCCAAGAAACTTATTACATAGCCAATAATAAATCTTTGGATATAGAAATAAGCAGCAGAAATTTACATAAAAGAATGGAGGAAATATTAAAACCGCACGAATGGACAATTTATCAATATTTATATATTGACAACCTATCTGAACTTGAAGTAGCAAAAAAAATGGGATATAAAACTACAGAAAAAAATAGGTCACCAGGATATAAACAAATCAAAAACGTAAAGAAAAGAATAGTTTCTATGGCAAAAAAAGCAATAGAAAATGATGAAATAGATATTTATTAAAATGGATTTACACGCTTCATCTGGGGAAGATTATTATGAACGTAGGCCCGACAATGAAAACGGCCTTACGGACGATCAAGAGAATCTAATTTTAAACGAGTGGAATTCTCGACCTAGTAATCCCCCCTCTCTCAAGGAAATGATTAATGTCGCTTTTCCTGGACAAAATTTAGATGGCCGAACAAAAGAGGGTAGACTAGTTAAAGCATTCTTAGCAACAAGGAAAATAGAAGCGCGATCCCTGCACGATTACCAACCTAAAAAGATAACATTGACCGAAGAGCATAAAGAGTATATCAGAAATAATTTTACCATGATGAGTTGCGTCGAAATGGCCAGAATACTATTTGATAACCAAGAGCTTTCAAACTTGAGCCAAGAAGCTCGAGCAGTAAAAGAATACACAGACACATTGAACGTTTCTGAATCTTTTCAAAATACTGCAGGAATTGCCATGGAGGAGTATAAGCCGCCGAAAACTATTGATAAAGCCATATCTAAAATAAACAGATATGTTCACGAAGCTATAGATAAAAGTAAAACAAACACCAAAATAAAAAAGGATATAGAAAAATTTATAGGATATTTAAATACCTATAGATTCTTACATCAAATTAACAACTACGTAAGCCAAACCGATAGAGACTTGTTTGAAAGTAGTTTCGTTAGATATACGTGGGACAAACCAGACTTAACCCAAGAAGAGGTAGATCAGTATATCGTATTATCCGCAGAAGTTGTAATAGCTTCTAACATACAAAGAAGAATAGAACACCTGTCTGGACTTTTAGACAATGCTGCAGATGATACAGAGGGTAGAAGAATATCTATGTCTCTCGTAGAATCCATAAGTAAATCTCAAACTGAATACAATCAATGTATCAACAGGCAAACAAAGCTTCTCGAAGCCCTGAAGGAAAAAAGAAGTGACCGCCTCAAAAATCAAATAAAAGAAAATGCAAGCATTATAAATCTAGTTCAGATATGGAAAGAGGAAGAGTCTAGAAAAAAATTAATAGACCTAGCGGAATTAAGAAAAAAAGACATCAAAAGAGAGGTAAAAAATCTTTCCACCATGGACGAAATAAAATCAAGGATCTTAGGTATATCAGAAGATGAGGTACTAGATGGGTAGTTTGTGTAAAATATGCAACAAAGAGTTTAATACTGACCGAAGCTTACATTCACATTTAAAAGTTCACGGGGTCAGAATGGTAGAATATTATCAAACTCAATATCCAAGATATGACAAACACACTGGGGACATAATCAAATTTAAAAACAAAGATCAATATTTTTCCACAGACTTTAACAGCAGGACGAATATGAGAATGTGGCTTAAAGACCAACCAAAAAACGAAGCGGTAGAATATTGCAAAGACTTAATTACGAAAAGAAAAAATAAAAAAAACCTAATATATTCACCGTGCCAAGTCGAACTAAGATCTGTAATGATACCCCCAATTCATTTTTATAACAAGATTATAGGAGATTATTATGAACTGTGTAAGTCGATAGGTCTTAAAAATAAATACTCTTATATAGATAATATTGTTTATGGCTCAGAGTATGATAACCCTAAATATAAAATTTACGTAGATACAAGAGAACAAAAACCACTAAAATTTAAAAGGGAAACAGAAGTCAAAACGTTGAAGTTCGGAGACTATGCTTTAAGTAACAAGGAGCTGGCTTGTAACTGTTATATAGAAAGAAAATCTGTAGGTGACTTCATAGGTACAATGAGTGGTGGACTAGAAAGATTTAAAAATGAAATAGAGAGAGCGAGAGACGCGGATGCATATTTAGTAGTATTGGTTGAGGAGTCTCTTTCGAACTGTCTCTCATTTAATTATCTGCCCCACGTTTATAAAAAGAATACTAAGGCTACCCCAGAATATATTTTTAGGAATGTAAGGGATCTTATCCAAGAATATCCCCATATACAATTTTTATTTGTTCACGGAAGAAAAAAAGCCTCAGAGATTATAGAAAAAATATTTACGTGCGGTTGTTTGTATAAAAAAATGGACTTACAACTCGCATATGACAGTAAGGTCTTATAATGTGGTATTGTCCAGATAAATATAAAAAAGACATACCAAGCGTAAACGCTGAGCTTCTTAACATAAAGGGATATTTAGATAACAAGGAAGCTAAGATAAGCCTAGCCAAATTCTTAAGGGCAAATTTGGGGCTTACTACAGATTTGATTTCTGGAGTTAAGTTAGCTCCCTACCAAGAAATAACACTAAAGGCCTTAATGAATAGAAATTTTTCAATGTGCGTGTGGGGTCGTGGTTGTGGGAAAACTTTTATTGCTTCAATCTTTTGTTTTTTACAGTGCATATTTAATCCTGGAACTAAAATTCTTATAGCTGGTCCGACTTTTAGAACTGCAAGGTTTGTGTTCAACAACTTAGAAAAAATAGTAGAATCTAAGGGTGCAGAATTATTAGCTCAAGCTTTTGGTGCAAAAACTAGAAGAAACGACCAGTTTGAATGGTTGATAAATGGAGGGTCAATTACAGCCATTCCGCTAAACGGAGAAAAGATTAGAGGTTTTCGCGCAAACGTTTTGGTTTTAGATGAGTACCTTCTTCTTCCAGAAGATATAATCCAAACAGTTCTTATGCCGTTTTTGGTTGCGCCCCAAAACATGAAAGAAAGAATAGAGGTAAGAGAAATAGAAGATAAGCTTATAGAAAAGGGGGAAATGAAGGAGGAGGACAGAACTGTTTTTGAAAATGATACAAAAATGATAGCATTATCATCTGCCAGTTATACTTTTGAAAATCTATTTAAAACCTATCAAGACTGGACAGCGAAAATCTATGACAAAAACGATAGCGAAGAAGCAAAATATTTTATTTCTCAAATGGGATACGAATCTCTTCCAGAACATATGATAGATAGAACGATTATCGACGAAGCACAAAGCGGAGGTCAAAGTCATTCATCTTTCCAAAGAGAATATTGTGCTCAATTTACTGACGGAAGTGATAGTTATTTTAGTGCGAAAAAGATGCACGAATGCACCATTCCAGATGGAGAAAGTCCAACTACAAAAATAATAGGAGATAAAGATAAAAAATATATAATGGGTATTGACCCCAGCTTTAGTAATAGTCCTTCTTCTGATTATTTTGCAATGTCCGTTCTTGAATTAGATGACGAAACGAAAACTGGTACGTTGGTTCACAGCTATGCTGTTGCTGGCGGTGACCTTAAAGATCACATCAAGTATATGTATCATGTGATGACTCATTTTAATATCGAAATGATATGCATTGATAATGCTGGATTTCAATTTATAGATAGCTGTAACGAAAATGCATTATTTAAAAGTGATAAAATCAATTTAAAATTCTTTGAATTTGATAGCGACGCAGAAGGCGCAGATTATGACAAAGGAATTAGGAAGTCTAGAAGGGAATATAATAAACAAGACGGTAAAGTATGCTTCAAGCAAGTTTTTACAACCGACTTTATAAGAAAGTCAAATGAACATCTTCAAGCTCGAATTGATCATAAAAAAATATGGTTTGCTTCTAGGGTGCAAAGTAATGAGGCGGCTTTTAATGTATATTCAAACTCCAAGGTAAAATTAGACCACGTAAATGAGCCATCCCTTTTAGACTTTATCGAAAATCAAGACGCTTTGGTATATCAAACAAAAAAGCAGTGTGCCCTTGTTGAGGTTAAGAGTACAGCTAGAGGTAGTCAAACATTTGATTTACCGCTACACCTAAGGAAGAGTACCTCGGCAAATAGGGCTAGAAAAGATAATTATACCACATTAATGTTAGCAAATTGGGCTATAAAGTGCTATTATGATATGATGGCAACCCCAGCAGAAGAACCACAAACTTTTGTACCCAGAATGTTATAAATTAGTGTAAGTATAAAAAGCATGAAAAAAGGTCAAAATAGCCCAAAGCAGACGAAAGCGGCAACGGCGAAAAAAGCGCCAGCAAAAAGAGCTACCAAAAGAACCAAAAAGTCCAATAGTTCTAGTGAGCCGCTAATGGTTTCAAGCGCCTCACAAGCTACCGCCGCCGTATCTACCGCTGCAACGGCTACTAGGACTAGAAGAAATAGGTCTGCAAGCATAGAGCGTACAGATAGATTTGCAAACATAGATAATGGGCTTGTACCTTTTAAAAATACTGGCGGGTATGGGAGTACTGCAAACATAGATGTAAGGGATGCGGTTATTTTGTGCCAAAAAGCATATTATAATTTTGCTATTTTTAGAAACGCCATAGACTTAATGACGGAATTTTCTGCGAGTGACATATTTCTCCGTGGCGGAAGCAAGAAGTCTGTAGATTTTTTTAGCGCCCTATTTAAAAAAGTAAATCTATCAAGCTTGCAGGATAAATTTTTTAGAGAGTACTATCGATCTGGAAATGTCTTTCTTTATAGGTTTGATGCAAAAATACAAAAAAATGATTTAAACAAAATGACACAGACCTTCGGAACTTCGAATGCTGGTCTAACTTATGTAATTCCTTCTAGATATATTATTTTAAACCCCGCGGATATTCAGGTGGGGGGAAACATTTCTTTTGCGGCTGGAAAATACTATAAGGTACTAAGCGATTACGAATTACTTAGGCTGAAAGACCCGCAAACTGACGAAGACAGAGAAGTATTTAATAATCTGCCGAAAGAGGTTAAAAGCCTAATCAAACAAAGGCATAGTGCTGTTACTGTTCCATTGGATATGGAAAAACTAAATGCGGTTTTTTATAAAAGGCAGGACTATGAGCCCCTAGCTGTTCCCATGGCTTATCCAGTTTTGGATGATATAAACTGGAAAGCCGAGCTCAAAAAGATGGATATGGCTGTCACTAGAACAATGCAGCAAACAATTCTTTTAGTTACTATGGGTTCGGAGCCAGATAAGGGCGGCATAAACCATAAGAATTTAGAAGCGATGCAGAAACTTTTTGAAAACGAATCTATAGGTAGAGTTCTAATCGCAGATTATACAACAAAAGCTGAATTTGTCGTTCCTAAAATTGCTGACCTCTTGGATCCCAAAAAGTATGAAGTAGTAGATAGAGATATCACCATGGGATTAAATGCTATAATAACTGGAGTTGGGGAAAGGTTCGCAAATCAAAACAGTAGAGTCGAATTATTCTTAGCGAGGCTTAATAAGGCTAGAGAGGCTTTTATAAATGATTTTCTAGCTCCAGAAATAAAAAGAATCGCCAAAGAGTTAGGGTTTAAAAATTATCCCATGCCACACTTTGAACCAATTTCATTACAAAACGATGATGTGGTAACTAGAATATATAGCAGACTTATTGAACTTGGCATTTTGACTGCAGAAGAGGGCATAACTGCTCTTGAAACTGGAAGACTTCCCGACAGTAAAGAGTCTCGAGAATCTCAAAAGAAGTATCTAGAACTCAAAAAGAAAGGGTATTACGAACCCATGGCAGGAGGACCGCACACTCAAGGCGTACTTGCAGATAAAGCTCAAAAGGGGCAAATGGATCTTGCTGATAAAAATTTAAAATCAGAAGAAAAACAAGTTAATAAAATGCAAGAGCAACAAGCTCCAATGCCTAAAACCCCGCAAGAAACGGGAAGACCCCCAGGAACCCACACCCCCCAATCAACCAAAAACGTAAAACCCGTTGGAGCTTCCTCTGAGAACTTTTCTTTAAATAAGGTAAAAGATAATTTTATTAAAGCTGACAAGGTTTTCAATAAAGTGTGTGGTCTATTAAAAAGAAAATTTAAAAAGAAGATATTAGACAAAAAACAAATAGAAGTGGCCGAAGGAATAACGGGCGTCATACTGGCAAACGAAGCTGTAAAAAATTGGGAGTTAAAAGTTAAAGATTATGTAAAAAACCCAGTGGATACGAATAAAAAAAGAGTTAAACAAATTCAAGAAATAGCTTGCGCCCACCAAGTAGATGACTATTTAGCCAGTATTCTATATGTTAGTAAAGCATAGGAATTTATATGGCTCGAAACAGGATAATATATAATGTACAAGACGTTTTTATGGGTTCTACTCCTTCCGAACAAAACCCATACATAACTGGTGTTCCTGGTCATGAAATTTTAAAAAGAGTTAATAGACTTCAATCTTTTAATTATGGCATATCTTTTCAACAGCAAGATGCGATAACCTTAGGAAAGTCCACCCCGACAGCAAGACAAAAAGGTAGGGCAACGGTTGATATAGAATTAAACTACATTACAGACGGAATATCTAATGAAAATAGAATAGGATTCTATACAGAAAATCAATCAACTAGCGAAAGTAAAAACCTTTTCTATGACTTCGCTGACGTTGGTAGAAAAAAAGATCAAAGAAATCTTTATGTCTGTACTACCAATGATGGAGGTGGGGATATAAGAGACCAGTCTTTAGAGGTCCCCAATGTTTCTGGGACACTTTTAATACATGACTACATACATAACCAAAGTAAAGACTTTAACGTTATGTCTTTCCAAAATTGTTATACCACCAGTCACAGTATAGCTGCAGAGGTTGGATCAGTCGCAACCACTTCTGTTGGTTTACAATCAAACAATGTAGTGATTTATACTTCTGGAAGTGGTGTGCATATACCTGATTTAAACTTAAAATCTGGTGTCGTTGTATCCAATAATAAAAAAATTATTATACCTAGACATTTTGCGGAAGCAAATACAAATGTAACAAACCAGCCAAAAGCTTTTACTCAGGGGGATATAACGGTAGACATCTTAGAAAGCAACCCACCCGCTGGAGATGAGTCAATAAAATTTCAAAACCAAGTAATTCAAACGTATTCAGCAAATACTACCTTACCCAGAGAAAGCCTTGATTATGTTGGAAATAAACTTCCTAGTGATAAGCCTTTGGTTTTTCCAGTAGTAACAGAGTGCTCTATTTCCCTATTAAACTCTGGTCTTTCAAAGGGTAATCTAGCTGATAATTTGGATACTAATTCTGATTATAATTTAGTAGTTAAATTCAAGAACGGATCTGATGTAATATTGAGACACGTTTTGTCTGGCGCAAAGCTTACTGATAGCGCTGGGGGTCAGGCGATTGGAGGGCAGACCACATCTAATTTAAGATTTTCATGCCCGAACGATTTTGAAAATAATGCAAAAGGACTTTTCGTTAGTGGGTCTATGGTTACGTTTAGCCATCAAATTATAGATAGTAGCGGAAATTTTGTAGTTAATAATTCAAACCAAAAAATATCACAAGAATTTTTTCCACCATTTTAAATATGAGTAAATTACAACAACCAGAAGTGTCTTTCGATGAAGATTTGCAAAAGCCAAAATTTCTTAACAACCTCGCGGTATTAGAATGTTTAAAAATTATGAACGGACAAGACTCCAAAATAGATTTTGTCGCAGACGATAAATTCATAAAGTATTATGAAAAAGTAAAAAGTAAAAAAGACCCATCTCAAAAAGAGATTAACGATTTCATGAAAGAGTTGGTCATACAATGTGCCAAGCATAAAGTAGATCCATCTGAGCCGTCAGAATTTTACTTAGATGGAGATAGGATAAAACATAATGGCAACAGTTAATTTAAAAGATTTAAATCCAGTAGTTTTTTTAAACAACATGGCGTTGGGCGCAGATTTTGTGCCAGATGAAAAGCTTGTAATAAAAGGCGGAAACATAAAGCTTGAACATGATAACACTGGACAGGGAATACAATTTAAATCAAGCGTTAACACGGGAAACAAAAGTAACATTAGTTGGTACAATAGTAGCAACACTCAAAAGTGGAGATTGGTCAATGATGAGAGCGCCGACAAGACAGATGACATTAGATTAATTAGCAGCACCATAACTGCACTCGCCGCAAAACAAGACGGAAAAGTAAGCATAGGGACAGCATCGACAGACAGTAGCGCCATGGTTACTGTAAATTCTGCTGATAACAATGATACTTATTTATCATTTAGAAAAGACGATACGGACAAATGGAGGGTTGGGTCAAACTCTGCAAATAACTTTGTTATTAAAAAGAGCCACGACTCATCAGATAAAGATATTATGTCCATAGCATCTGGGGGAGCATCTACTCTTTTAGATAGTAATATAGGGGTAGGCCTACCTTCAGTAACAAATATATTAGCACAAAGAGCTTCTACGCCGACAAGCACATCCTCCCAACTATTGACAGTAAAAGGTGAAGCTAGATTTTTTCAGGATGATCCTTATGATAGTGGTTTTGAGCGAGGGATTGTATTAAGCTGGGATATGGATGATAATACTGGGGTTATTGATACAACAGACTCTACAACAAATTTAGAATTTGCTATAGGCGGAAACACTAAATATATCCTTGAGGATGGAGGAACCGCAGGAAAATCTGCAGGAACAGAAGGCTGGATACAAGTTAATCTTGGCACAAGAAGTGCACCAAAACGTGGATATATAAGAGTTTACACAGCTAAATGATTGCAGTATAATATAACTTATGGAAACAGAAAATACAGAACAGGCAAATCAAGAAGAATCCTTACGCGTAGACGAAATGTCGGTAGAAGATGCTTTTAATCTGATCGTCGGTTTAGCTAGGAACGCTAAGCTGACATATAAAGAGCATATGGTTGTAAGTAAAGCTACAAAAACAGTATTGGGAGCTTTAAATGAAAAAATGGATTAAAGAAAGTGTAATTTAAGATATGGCAACAATACTGCTAAGAGATATAAACCCAATTGTGTTCCTTCATAATGTCGGAGCAGGGGTTACTGATCCAGACCAAGCTCTTGAGGTCGGTGGTATTATTCATATCTCTGAAGAGCAGGGTAGTACCCCATCTGCGCCGAGTAATGGAGATGGCGGACTTTTATATACTAAAGCTGATGGTAAACTATACTGGAGGTCTAACGACGTTTCAGAGTCGGATTTAACAGCAGCAGGAGAAATCGGAACTGGTACGGCAAATAAGGTCGCTATTTGGTCTGACGAAGATACAATTTTTGCTGATTCTGGTTTACATTGGGATTCGACAAATAATCGCTTGGGCATAGGTCAGCCAAGTCCAAGTTCTCCTATTAGTGTTGTGAATGCTGACAATCAATTAGCAGATTTTCAATCTACTGATACGGATGCCTATCTTAGGATAAGGGATTCCAACGACAGTTTGTATATTGGTTCTGATGCGGGGATAGGTACTTTCGGCGGAACAACGGGAGCGCACGCGAATAATTTAAGCATTGACTTAGCAAACGGAAGAGTTGGGATAGGCACGGGTGCCACGTCCCCAACTTGCCTTCTCCAAATGAAAAAAGCTGATTCAAGCGTGGTCTTTAATATTCATGCCGACACAGATTCTTCTGCCGTTCCCGCGATTGAGCTACAGCGTGGAGCAAATGACACTTGGGGAGCAGATAACTATACTGACTATAGAATAAAAGATACTGGTGGAAATTTAGTAATTGAAAATGCAAGCGGCGGGAACGCTGCCGTCGAACGTCTACAGATTCTGGATGCAGGAGGAGTAAAAATAAACGGCGCTTATACTTTACCAACAGCGGTTACGTCAACTAATGATTATGTTCTGACCGCACAAACTAACGGAACAACTGCTTGGGCAGCGGCTGGCGGAAGTACGGCAGGTATATCTTCGAGCGCAGACGCAACAGCCATTACCATCACATCAGCAGAAAGAGTCGGCGTTGGAACTGGCGGAGCAACTGCGCCTGATTCATTATTTCATGTGGATGATGCCAGCGACACCTTTGACCAAGGCGGTATGAAAGTTAGAATCCACTCGGAGGTTGCCGCTTCCGACAAATATGCAGGAATAGGATTTGGTGTAGACACAGGCGGTAGACTTATGAAGTCTGCTATAGTCCATAAAAGAACAGGTGGCAACGGACAAGGAGAATTGCTATTTTGCGTCGATAGCTCTACGGATGGTAACGACGTGAGCACCGCAGATGAAGTGATGAAGCTCACAAAGGATGGTCACGTTGTTCTAAACACTAGTAAACTACCCACTAGCGAGCCCGCTGTGGTTGGCGCTTTGTGGGTGGACAGTGGCACCATAAAGATCAAAGAGTAATGAGAGATGGTTTACTTTGCATACAAGGAGATTTGCGACATGCTCAGCGATCTTGACAAAAAGTATCGCGATAAAAGCTATCGCAAGTCCAAAGGGCGATACGCTGCCCATGCGATTTTTGCATTAAGAGAGTTTAAAAACGAGCTCGATGTACAAAGAATGAAAAAGGAAGAAAACCAAAAATCTGGCCAGTGGAAGGGGATTTTTAACATTTTCAAAAAAAACTAAAAAAATTATAATTTAAGTGTATATTGTAATAATGGAAATCGACGTAACAAACCAAGCCCCTGAGCCAGAGGAAAACTCAGAAGTCTTGTTTGTCGAGTATTCCAATAAGATTGTCGGTGTGCTTCAGTCAAAAGTAAAAGAGTATAACAAAGAAAACAAAAACAAAAAAACTAACATCCGCATACTTAAAAAGGTTTTCAGGAACGCGTCTAGAGAATTTCCAGAAGAATGTGATAATGTAACAAAAACTTTATGGTGTATGGCTCGAGTAAACGCATATTTAGGATTAGCCTCTGGCGACCTAAAGCGTAATTTTGATTGTTCCGCATCCATAATTCCGTCGGAAGACGATTTTGTAAAAGCTAAAACCGATGTCGAAAAATTTAATTTAAATTTTGATTTTGACAACATAGACGATCTTTACTTAGATGAATATCACAATTTCGGCTTCACTTACTAAACTTTTTCCTTTCATTATTTCAGAATAAGCTTTATATTTAGAATAGGACTTCCTATAATAGAAAGTAATATTTATGAAAATTCTTACACCATTAATTCTAGGTCTCGCCTTAGTGACATCTTCACCCGCTGGCGAGAAGAGACAAAGTACAGCAGATCATTTGCAAAATGTTTCTGTTACAATTAGGTCTGAGGGACAATTCTCAAATGGGGAAGGGTCTGGGGTAATTTTTACTCGAAAAGATTCTAAAGGTAATCAAGTAAATTTTATTTGGACCGCCGCTCACGTCATAGATAACCTCCGTTCTGAAAGAAAGGTCTTGGTCAATGGTGCCCCTAAAACCCTAGTGGAATTTAAAGACCCAGCAGTCATTAAAGAAATCCGACAAAACGGCAGAACGGTTGGCAGGTTGCAAATGGATGCTGAGGTTTTAAAATATAGCGATTCCGAAGATGGGCACGATCTCGCTCTGCTTCGTGTCCGTAAACTTAACTTCGTCACAGATACGGTAACCTTTTATCTTGATGAAAAAATTCCCCCTCTTGGTGAAGATCTCCTGCACGTTGGTTCTCTATTAGGCCAAATGGGGGCGAATAGTATGACAGATGGAATCTATTCTCAACACGGTAGATTAATCAAGTCATTAAACAAGCACGTATTTGATCAGACAACTTGCACGGCCTTCCCAGGAAGCTCTGGGGGCGGAGTATATTTAAAGAAAGACGCTAGATATGTAGGAATGTTGGTCCGAGGAGCGGGAGAGGGCTTTAATCTTATCGTACCTGTGCGCAGAATGGTTGAGTATTGTCAGAAACATAAGATTATGTGGGCACTAGATAAAAGTGTATCTATGCCTTCAGAAGATGAATTGGATAAGATGCCTATCGAAAATAGTCCAAAAGAAAAGAGCGATAGCATAGATGCAGATAAGGAAGCGGCTAAAAAAATGTTCCCCTTTATGCTGCGTGTAACTTATCCAAAAGTATTAATCATTAAAAAGAAAGAAAAAGAATGAAAAAAATTATAACACTGTTTGCCGCCCTATTTATGATCGGCTGCAATTGGGGAAACTCTGGATGTTCTAACTGTTCCTGTAATAAGGGGTGCTGTGACTCTGGGGTTTGTGCCGTAGACGGCTGTAGCTGTTCATGTAAAGACTAAGTTTTTTGGGCCAAGGGGTGAAAAGTCAAGGAGTGCCTAAAAATGGGTGGAGAATGGCGTAACGTGTCGTAAGCGATAGCTTGCGCGCGTTACGCTTTTTTAATATTGACATCTTGAATACTTTTTTTTTATAATAGTGTGCATTTTTTCCATAATTAGTGTATATGAATATGCGGGATTAAATTTTTTTCAACCAAACATATATATATAATGAAACAAGAAGAAATTGACTTTAGTGAACAGATAAAAGAGCTACAAGATGAAAGCTCTAACACACAGGTCGATCCAGCCGCTGAAGAGCTTTTTGTTCAAAAAGTAAATGAGGCTGCTGAAAAATTTGGAATTGACATAAAAAGCTTTTATGACAATGACCCAAAACCGATCATTGAAGAATTAAAACAAATTCTAATCTCTTGGGATGAAAAAGCTTACCCAGATGACGAAACTAGGTGGAAAGAGTATTACGAAGATATTCTCACGCTAGTTCATAAAAGAACTTACAATTCAAAATTTGATGGATAATGAAAGATTTTAAGTATAAAACATCATTTAGTGCTACGTTAAGACCTCTGGTCGCAGAAGAAAAAGACAAGTATCTAGCCATGGCTAGCTTGATAGACGTCGGCGATTTTATTCCAGATATCGACACCGACTCGAACGTTGACCTTCTGCCCGTTGCATTCAACGCTTTTGTGGCTAACAGGGTAAATAAAAACGGTGATGTTATCAATACCGCAACTTCTGTTGATATTTTTCAAAATTTTGTCAATAAACCTATCAACCTCGAACACAACAGAGAAAGGGTTGTTGGGGTTATTTTATCTGCGGGCTTTAGCGAGTTTGGCACTGATAAGGCTATGAAAGATGTTCCAAGGGAATTTCTTGGTCCCTTTAACGTCACATTGGGTGGTGTTATATGGAAAGTGGTTAACAGCGAGCTTGCTGATATCGTAGAGGAGTCCAATGATCCAACCAGCACAAGCTACCAATCAGTTTCAGCTAGCTGGGAGTTAGGCTTCGAAGACTATGATTTAGTACTTTTGGACGAAAATCAAAAAAATATAGAGCATGGTGATTATGTAACAGAAAGTACCGAAGTACAACGACTACAGTCTCACCTAAGAGCAAACGGCGGAGAGGGAAGGCTAGAAAATGGTAAATATGTTTACCGCAGAGTTAAAGGTCATGTTGTTCCATTGGGAATTGGATTAACAGAAAACCCAGCGGCAGATGTCAGTGGGGTTGCGACAAGACAAAGGCTACTCCCAGAAGATAAAGGGTATAAAAAACCATATGATGTCTATGATAAGTGGGCAGAGAACGATTCTAAACAAGAGAGCGATCAACCAAAAATTGAAAGTTCACAAGAAACCAAAATAAATGTAATAAAAAGTGAGAAAATTAAGGATAATAAAGTTATGAACAAAATTAATAGCATAAAAGATATTACTGACGAAAATCTCAAAGAGATTTCGGCTTCTGCTATCTCTGAGTTCATCGAGCAAGAGCTTGAAAAACAAGCTGGAGAGCACGACGAGGCAGTCAGAAAGCAGCAAGATATCCTCGAATCTACAGAGGACAAACACAAGCAGCTTGAAGACGAGCATAAAACCCTCGAAGACGAGCTAGCTAAAGTAAAGGAGGCTCTTGAATCCTTAGAAAAGGACAAGCTTGAGAAAGAAGCTCAAGAGCAATTTAACCAGAGAATGGCCTCCCTTGACGAAGAGTATGATCTCAACGACAAGGCGAAGGAAGTTCTCGCAACAGATATTAAAGGTATGTCTGATGAAGATTTTAACATTTACAAGACCAAGATGGAAATCTTTCTTAGTAAGAAAGAAGAAGTCGTGGAGGAAGTAACTACCGAAGAACCTGCTGAGGTTAAGGTTGAAGCTACTCAAGAAGAGCAGCCGACTGCCCAACTAGCTGAAGAGGTGCTGGACAACGCAGAAGCTGAAGCTCT